GAAGGTGACGTTCAGACTATGACAATTCCAAATGATGGTCTCAAACAGATTGATTCAATCACCATCTTCGCGATGATCCGTGAGATGAATGAGAGTTTGATGACGCAGGCAAAAGCCACGAATAACAATGTGGCTGCGATCCTGCGCACGAATCTGGCATTACAGGAGACCATCAAGGACCTGATCACGAGCCTGACCGATACACGCGACAAGCGATACCAGGAAGAGATCGATGACCTGGAACAGAAGGTTTCCGGTCTTATGCATATGCTGGAAGAAAAGAAGGCGGCGAAGCAGGATAACAAATCCACTTCGGATCGTTTGAAGGATGCCGCGAAAACTGCTGTGACGGAAGTGCAGGAAGATCAACGCAAACGGACGAGCATCGACTGGCTCGATATTCGTAATACGATGGTGAAGGCGGGCGCCGGCGCCACTGCTGTGGCAATTATCTATTTCGTTGCGAAGAATGCACCGGCGATCGGCGAATTCATTCAGCGCATTTTCGGAGGTCAGTGATGGATGAACAAATGGTCCCTGGCGATTACACAGCGATGGAGCCGATCAATATCCGCCTGCAGATGAAAACAACTCCCTCGGGAAATATCGTGGGCGGGTATACGAACGGTGTGCCATTCACGGTGTACCAGGTTTATCCCGAAGCCAATGGAATCGTGTGGGGACGTGTGAGCTCCAACACGGGTGATGGGCTGGCACGCTATGTGGGTCTGCGTGTGAACAATCATGTGAAGGCACGGCTGGAAAAGGCATTCGAGCTCGAGGGCAACGGTGATGCGCTGATGATCGCCATCCGAAGCCTGACGGTGGCAGTCACGTTGCTCACGGATGCTGTGCGTGAGCTGGCGTTGGCAAGGAAGTAAGTATGACGAACGGACGCTTGGATAAACCAGTCTTTCAAATGGAAATGCCGCTCGAAGGCATTGAAGAAGCCATCCAGAAAAACGATGAGCGGATGACGAGTGAAGCTGCGCTTGCGGCTCTCTCTGCTTTACGGGTGAAGGAACCTAACGTCATCGAAGGTGCGGATGGCAAGCCAGTTCAGTTGGGTGAACGGGAAGTTGCTCCACGCTGGATGGATCTTTATAAGCGTCTCGTTGATGGTGGCTGGAAGTGGCGCGTGGCTGTGTACATTGCCTGGGCAGCCCAGCCAAAGAAATACCGCTGGCCCGAGACCCAGGAAGAACTTGCAATCAAATGTCTTGGATTGACTTCCGATCGTGCGATCACCATGTGGCGCAAGAAAAACCCGAGCATCGATGAAACCATTTCCGTCCTGCAGGGTGCGATCATATTTGATGCACTTCCGGATGCCATGAATGCCATGGTGGAGGTTGCATCTGAGTCAAATTACAAAGGGCACCAGGACCGCAGGCTGATGTTCGAGATGGCTGGCATTTATACACCGTCATCGAAGATCACGGCGGAGATGGCGAAGAAGCTGGTCAATAGCAACCCCGATGACCTTGAAGATCTGTCGGATGATGATCTGCGGCGTATCGAAAATATGGCTCATGATGCGCGTGAGAGCAAAGAGCGCAAGGAGAACGAAGAATAATGGCTGCTCCCGTTGCTGTACCCTTCGGGAAACCGCAACTGGCACGTGCTGAACGCGCAAAGCGTGTCCTGGCACGGCGTCATCTGATCGATTACAGCAAATACATTGCTCCCTGGTATGTACCTGCCAAACATCATATCTATCTGGCAGGGTTCCTGGAGGAAGTGAAAAAGTTCATCGAGACGATGGGGCAAGAGGGAATCGGGCGTCTGATCATCTGTGAGCCTCCGCAATATGGAAAGACCGAACAGGCGAGCCGGTTGTTCCCTTCATGGATATTGGGCGATCTGCCCGATTCAAGGATCATCCTCACATCCTATGGAGCAGATCTGGCCACCGAGAACAGCCGCGTGACCCGAAACTATGTTGGCAGCGATGCATATGCCAATCTCTTTGGGGCACGCTCCGCAATGGATGAGCCGGTTGAATTGAGCCCGGAAAGTCGTTCGGTGGTTTCCTGGCATCTGAAGGAGCATCGCGGGTCGGTCTTTGCATCTGGTGTAGGCGGTGGTATCACTGGGCGTCCTGCCAACCTGGTCATCATCGATGATCCATTCAAAAGCCGTGAGGATGCCGAAAGCGAGACCTATCGCAAGAAGGTGATGAGCTGGTATCGATCGGTAGTGTATCCCCGTGTGGCAAATACACCAGGTGCGGCGATCATCATCATGCACACCCGGTGGGATCAGGAAGATCTCGTGGGTCAGTTGCTCACCCAGATGGTGAGCGATGAAGATGCGGATCAGTGGACCGTTGTGTTTTTACCTTCTCTGGCTTTGGAAGAAGATGAATATCCAAAGGATGAAGCAGAGTTCAAAGAGAATTTATTGCGCGGCATTTATATCCCGATGGGCGGCGATGCACTTGGACGCAAGCCAGGGGAAGCATTATGGCCGGAACGGTCTGATGCTGCGAAGATCAAACGCACACAATCCAATATGTTGGATTTTGATTTCCAGGCATTGTTCCAACAACTGCCGCGCATGGCACGGGGTGAATTCTTCGACGATAAGGATTTCCCGATCGATGAGAGGGCGCCGCAGAATTTGCAGTGGTACCGCTATTGTGACCTGGCACTGGGTGAGAGTGAGACCAGTGATTTCAATTCGAGCATCGCGGTGGCATTGGATGAGAGCACAGGCGTGATCTATCTGCGTGACCGGATCAAAGAGCGGGAGCTGGAGAAGTTTCTTCCATTGGTTCGCACTGCGATGCTTTCAGATCGAGAATCGAAAACCGAATGGGGCATTGAAAAGAACAATTTCCAACGCCTGGTGGTGAGACAGTTCCTGAAAGATAAAAAACTGGTCAAGGTCCGCATTCAGGGGATCAATGCGGAGGGTGACAAGGTGGAACGGGCACGTGCCTGGCAGCTGCGAGCGAAGCAGGGTTATATCAAGTTGGTGCGCGGTCCATGGACCCTGGATTTCATCCGAGAAGCCACTTCGTTTCCGAAGGGCAGGCACGATGACGATGTGGATAGTGTCAGCGGCGGTATTGAGATGATCGCTGAAGATGGTGGTTCAAACAAGACCGCCTCAGCTGAGGCAATCGTGGTGACTGCTGAAACATTATTCGAAGGAGTATTGCTATGAAGATCAAAAAAGGTCAACCAATTACAGAACTGGTGAAGGGTTCGCTGGAATACACCACGAGCCTGATCCAGAATGCTTTTCGTGCTCAGTTTCCATCTTCCAGCATGGGCGATGCTTACTGGTATATCGCTGACACGTTTGCGGATTATGTGATCGTGTCCGAATATGGATCAGCTAGCACATTGAAGACTGATGAATTCTGGAAGGTCACGTATTCGAAGAATGGTGAGACCTATACCTTTGTACCACGTGATCAGTGGGAAGTGGTGGAGCTGGCATATCAGCCGCAATCAGCTATCAGCGGTCAGCAGTCAGCAGTCAGTGAAAAGAAAAAGCAGAAGAAGGGGCAGAAGTTCGAAGAACGTGTGAATGCGCCGGTGATTTTGTTGGAACACGAAGAGGGCAAGCCGCGCAGGATCAAGATCGATGGAGCTATTACGGCGGGCGTTGTCAATGGCAACGGGCGCCGATATCCCAGCCCTGTGCTCAAAGCAGCGATTGCTGAATTGAACGATCATCTGAATGAGAGTGCAGGACAGGGGCGAGCGATTCAGGTTCTCGGAGAGGCAGAACATCCGTCTGACAAGGGCGGGCGTCCGAACCTGCTGGAGACTGTGACCAAATGGGAAGAGATCAAGTTCGATGGGGCAAGCGTGGATCTCACCGGTCGCATTCTGGAAACCAGCAAAGGTAGAGACATCCTGACCCTGATGGAAGGCGGCGTGATGCCCGGCGTGTCCCTGCGTGGCTATGGTGAAGGAAAGATCGTGAAGGAAGGCAGTGAAAAGATCTTCGAAGTGTCGGAGCTGCACCTGACGGGTTTCGACCTGGTGCTGGAACCATCCTTCGAGAACACTGCGCAATTAACCGAATCTCAATCATCTATGGAGGATGACATGCAGGAACTGTTGGAACAACTGAAGAAGTTACTTGCTGAGCAGCCCGAACTGTTCAACAAGGGCATGACCGAAGCGCAGCTC